AATACCTGCGCCGGGGTACACCATAGTGCTTGGAGCCGTAGCAGATACCCAAGTTGTGCCGTTGGACTGGAGCACGTTTCCGTTTGTGCCGGGAGCTACGACTTGGAACGCTGAAGTGCCGTTACCCAGCAGGACATTATTGGCTGTGAATGTTGCTGCGCCCGTGCCGCCGTTACCAACAGGAAGAGTGCCTGTAACGTTTGTACCAAGAGCCACGAACTGAGTTGATGTTGAGCCTGTACCGCCGTTGGCGATTGGGAGCGTGCCGGACACATGCGTTGCCAAACCAATCTTGCCCCAGCTTGGAGCAGCGCCAACACCGCCTGAGATCAGAGCGCTGCCAACAGCTACATCCGCCAGCTTGGACAGCGCGGTTGTGGTGCTTGCGTACAGAAGATCGCCAACCGCATACGAAGTCTGCCCCGTGCCGCCCAGCGGTGCCGAGACAGCGGTAAACCCAGTAGCCAAAGAACCTGCTGCCAGTGCGCCAGTACCTGTTATACCCGTGTAGCTGCCAGACAGCCGAGAAGTGCCCAACGTACCAGATGTAATGTTTGACGCATCGGTTGTGTCCGTTGTTGCTGATGGGGCCAAACCTGAAACTGCGGTAGAAGAAATGGCGATACCCGTATTTGTGACCGATGTAACTTGTCCTTGTGCGTTGGTAGCAAAGACCGGGACTGACGATGCTGAGCCATATGTACCAGCCGTACCAGTGTTGGCAATATTGAATGTATAGGACGGGGACTCACTCAGTCCTGTCCCTGCGGTATAGGTGATAGGAGCAGCGAACTGCTGAAAAACAAGCGCTGTCGTGCCAACTGTAATGGGTGGGGCGGTCTGTTGCACCCAAGCGGTATTGAGGTTAACAACGCCGTTGGTAACCAAGAAAAAGTCACCCTCGTCAATCTGGTCAACCCCAGTGCCAGCGGTATCAAAATCCGTAGCGCGGGTCAGTATGTAGGGCGTTCCAGCAGAGCCAACTTGAGTAACAACATACACACCGTTGTTTGCGCCCGTTGCTTCATTTTTTACAAGTATGCGTTCTGTAACAACCGTAAGCGTTGAGTCCACCGACAGAGCGCCATTAGCGTTTCCTGTAAGCGTTGCACCGACCCCAGATGTGCCGTTGTTGTATGTGTTTGCTGGCAACGCTGTGGTGGTTGCCAAGGACACCGCTTCGTGGAAATGAATGCCAGATGCAATAGCGTCCGCATATTCCTTGTTAACGATGTCAGTGTTGTTAACCGGGGTTGTGGTAATTGTACCGGACGTGATATTTGCCGTTGTAATGTTTGCAGTGCTCGCACCCAGTGTGCCAATGTCTAACAAAGTCACAGCAGACCCTGCTGCGTCTAAATACACCGCCCTTTCCGCTGGATATGTACAAAATACATTTTTTGTCCCGGCGGCAAAATTCACCAGACTACCAGAATTGCTGGACTCAAAAACAGTGGTACGGCTTAACGTTGTGCCCGAAGCTGTGTATGTGCCAATGCCCACTTCCCACTCGCCTGTAGTCGGGTCAACAATTGCGTAATACGTAGTGTTACCGTTACCAATAATTGCAAACGTCTGAAAGCCCAGAACCGCGCCGCCAAGAGTCACTGTTCCTGTACCAACGGTGGTGGTCGTTTCTTGAACTCTATCTTTGACTACGAGTGCCATATGTGCCTCTTACGATTGGGTTTTCACATTCTGCCAAGTGGTAGATTGTGAGTTGTTGATTTCTGACCAGCCCGGGGTTTGTGCATCGTTGATGCTTGCCCAGTTTGCAGTCTGCGCATCATTGATTATTTCCCAAAGCAACCTTGCAACAACCTGATCCACACCTACCGCGCCATCGCTAATGGTAGCAATAAAGGTTGCCGCTGCCAAGACAGAATCAAGCGCTCTGGCGGTTTCATTTGCCTGTGCATTGAAGGTGGACGGAGCCACCAAAGCACTATCAGAACCAGCCGCAGTTTCAGAAACTGCAACACCAAACCCGGCGGCTGCGCTAGGGGTATCCAACCCAGAAATAAGTTCTGCAACTGCCGCTAAAAAGTCTGCGTTTGCAGAAGGTGTATCCAATGCGTTTACAAGCTCGGAAATGATTGAGTTATAAACCTGTCCACCAACAATGCTGTCGCCCCCAGCCACCAACTCCGCAATATCTGTTGCAAAAACGACCACCGCAAACACAATTTCAGAAACTGTAGAAGCTTCAATTACAGCGGTTTCAAATGTGCCTAGTGCAACGTCGGTATCGGAACCTGTCGCAGCTTCAGCTATAGCTGTAGCGTAAACCACCAACGCAGTGACTGGGTCAGAGATTGTTGCCGACTCAGGTACTGTTACATTGAATACAGATGCCGCCACAGAAACAGAATCCGACCCCGTTCCGGTCTCTAGTACCAACGGAGTAAAGTTTGCTACGGCTGACGTAAATTCTGATGCCGCCGCAGACTCTTCTATATCAGAGTCAAAACTTCGCCCAGCCTTCCCCTGAGAGGCGAAGGGGGCGGAAGCAAACGGTGCATCAGCAAACACGCTTTAAGCAGCGTCGAGGCTGAATGTGTAGGTCACGTTCAAAGTGTCGCCAGACACAACGGTGCGGTCGCCGGGAGACTGGAAGTCGGCTTCCGAAAACAATACGCCAGATGTGCCGCTGGACACGGTACACAAAAATGCACCGGCCACTGTTCCACCAGCACCTGAAATGGTGAAGGAAGAAGGCGAAGCAGAGTTGCTGATGACTGAAGGGTCTGCGGTTGTAGCCGTACCAAAAGTCACGGCCTTGCGTGAGCCAGAGTAGTCGGTGTACTCAGTCCATGCTTTAGAAGCCAGAGTGTCGGCTGCGGCAAAGGTTGTACCAGAACCGGGGCCGGTAATTAAACCAAGGAAGAAAGCGGCGGTGTAGGTTGAACCCTTGAAATACTGGGTGTTCATGCTCTGCAATCCTTCGTTCACAACCAAGTTGTGTTCGGAAGTTTTCCATTTCAAGTTGCCGTCTTTGTCAAAACACTCGACATGAAACACGCCGCCTGCGCGGGTGCCTTCTGAAAAACCGGTACGAGCAACTAAGCCCGCGCTGACATTGTCTGTTGATGCTACTTTTTCGTTGAACATGGTTGCTCCTTATACAAGCCGAATGAGTGCTGATGTGCTGGTGTTAGCAGGCATCGCCACGGTGAAAGTTGAAGTTGAGGTTTTGTCGTTGCCAAAATCAAGCACACAAACTGCGGCCCCAGTAGTGTTGTTGTATATCAATGCCCCGCGAGCAGTAATCGACCCAGTCCATGCTGGCGCTGCAAACGTGACGTAAACAACACTCCCCGCCGATGTCGTGGCTGTGGAGACAGTGGCGGCAATTACTTGCCCGGTAGCCACATAGTTGCCACCAGAAGCCTCGCCTGTGGCTGTGTAGCCCGTGGTCGTTTCATCCAGTGTTGCAGCATTTGTGTACAAGGCCAGTTTAAACACGTCGGACGAGAAGTTCATCGTGCCGTCCATCAAGGCCGTACGCAACGTGTTGCATGAGAAGTTGCCTTGGAAAGCCATCAACGCACTCCGTTATTCTGAGCCAGAGGAGGAACTCTGAACTGACCGCTTCGGTATGCGTCGCTGCGCTCCAGACCATCACCCAGACGCTGAGCCATTGCCAGTGCTTCTTTGTACTTGGCGTCATACAGCGCAATCACGTCTTGCTCACCCTTCATGAAAGTGTAAGCCTCAACCAATGAACCGTACAACAATACGGTGTCAAAGTTGTCGCCCAGCCAAGTTTGGCCAGAAGCCGCAGTGGTGATTGACTCGGGGTAATAGTAATAGTGCAGCTCAACGTTATATGCCGCATCAGGTGTTGGGCCAAGAATAAAGCTCAGCTCATTTGTGATGACAGGGCTGGGGTCATTGGTAGTTGTTGGCCCGAACAGGGCGTAGTACTTAGGCGTGGCAGTGTCAGTGGCTTTGGGATATGCCTGACGGATGAAGTTCACATCTTTGTTCAACAAGAACTCTTGTCCATCGGCGGTTTCAACAGCCAATGAATAAGACGCCAAAAAATCCGCCGGACATGACAAGTACTTATTTCCGATTGATGTGATGCCCGTTACGTTTTTACGCAACGATGGGAACTGCACCGTGTTGAAAATGCGCTGCTCAGCCTGCTCAATGAAGGTGTTCAACTGCGTCGTTGAAGACACAGTTGCTCCACTGGCAAGGTACGTTTCCGGGAACGTATTCTCGGTGTACGACTGAATAGCAGCAATCAACTCGTTGTAGGTCATGCCATCGGGCCTCTGGCCATCAAACCTTTGGTAGCCGCGCCAGTACCACGGATTTTGATACCAGTGGTTTTGGTAGGAGGGTAGTCTTGGCTACGTGTGTTTGCAACAGACACGTTTGCTTTGCGCATAGTTGTCTTTGCTGGCTCTTCGCCCACAGTCACAGAAGGATACACCTTGGGTTTTTTGTACTCAGCCATATCAGCCTCCACGACCAGAACGACGACCGGGGTTCATTTGGTTGGCAACTTTAGCCAAACCACGGCCCATCTTCAGCATGTCGCTGTTAGTCTTGCCACCAGCACGCAGCTTGGTTGGCGTTTTGCCGGGGTGCATGTTTTGCTCATGCTTGCGAACTGCTTTCTTTGCATCCATCATCGACTCCTTATGTCGTTGTAACCGTTACTGTACCAAGTTCTACTGCTAATACCAAGTTATTTGGCGTTAGAGCAGCATCAAAAAACGAAGATCCACCAACAGGATTCCATCCCCACTGAAAGATGCGGCTACCCGCTTCTACTGTTCCCGCCCCGTCTGGGCCAGTCCCTGTTGGAACAAGCTGCAATCCATTCGTGCCGGAGAACACATAGCTGCGGTCGGGGCGTGGATTCCTCAAAGCCTGCGGGTCGTCCACTGGGAACATACCCAACTGCAACTGTGGCTGGTCTGGGTCCCAACACTCTGGGCACACCAGTAGGTTGTAGTTCTTGGTTTTGATGATTTCCGTCTTCAATACCTTGAGCATGAACCGCTGGTCGCAGCGGTCGCATTGGGCAATTGCGTTCTTACCGCTGGCAAACCTATTACCCATCTTTACCTCCCGATGTAGGTTTGACGGGGAACAAGGCGCAAAGCGGCTTTCTCGTGATCTTCATACGCAGCCAGCTCCCAAGCCTCGTCATACTGAGCCTTCAGAAACTGTAGGCGCTCAGCGCCTTGGGGGATTTTCCCAGCTACGTAATACGCCAATCCAGCCGCCATACAAGGCAGGAATCTGAAAGGCACATCCATGATGTTGACACCGCCACCTGCGTCTTGAGTGCGGCGTAGACGCCAATACACAAATTGGTATTGCTGTGCGTTGTCTGGAGTTGGCCAAACAGTAATTGCGGGGACTTGCTGCCAGTACACGGCGGTTGTGCTTGTATGACTTACGGCAGTTGTGTTTTGCTGCCCACGGAAACAGTTATAAAGCACATTTCCGTCGATATACCCATAATTGATAATCTCGTTATCAATCTTGATGAACCCAGCGGCGGGTAAACCAACAGCAGAATTTAAAGTTATTTGGGTGGAAGTGGCTGTGATAGCCCCGTTTAGGGTTAACCCTGTGGGTGAAGTTTGCCCGTTATATCGTTGAATCCAAACCTGAATAGGTCTGGCTTGGGTAATTTTGTTGGGGATTGTGGCATAGGTAGAAACACTGATACGCGTGATGGTCAGG